CTGTCGTACCTCGCCAGGATATCCAGGTTGTCGTTATTAACTGCTGCATCATAAGCTGCGTCTGCTGCTTTGCCAGAAGCCGTTTTGTTTAAGTAGTAATCAGCATCAAAACTATCTAAGGAATTACCGTTTTTATCTTTTAGCAACGCCCCTGGCGTATCCGCCCCAAGAGCAGTGTCCCAAGGGGTTACTTTTTCGGTGGCGTAATATGTTCTAAAATATCCAGCCTTATCAACGTATTTGTTGATAATTTGATCCGGAAAATTATCAGAAATTTCTTTTGCAATCTCTGCGTCAGTCGCTCCTGCAGCTTTAATTAAATTTTTTTGTTCTTCTAAGATCTTTTTTAAATTAGCTCCGATTTTTTCAATCTCTCCTTTTGCCGTTAAATATGGATTTTTTGTTGTGTATTTATTTGCTTTTAATTGAGAAACAATTGATTCAATTTTGTTATAAAGACTATTAATTTGACCGTTAATTTTGTTTCTAGCGTTATTTGCTGCGTTTCCAATGCGTCCCAATCGATTAGCTTCTTTAGCTTCTTTGGCTTTCTTCTCATCTATTGCAATTCTGTTTTCAGCCACATACTCTGTTGTTGTTACCGGTCTGCTTTCATATATTGTTTGAGGGCCGTTTGGTGTGGTGTAAGTAACTGGTGTCATCACCCAATTAGTTGTTGTCCTGGGTACAGATACCGTGTACGAATATGTTGGCTCTTCGTTGTACTCCGTTTTATAAGCCTTTGGATTGTAAGTTGTCTTTTCAAGTACCTTGGCACTCCAAGATTTCTTTTTTGGATCGTAAGTGTAAGCCATATCTGTATTAAATATTTTGCTGATAATTAACTATATCAATAACTTCTTGGCTCATCCATTTTTTAAGTTCATCTAATCTTTTTTGTTCAAAAAAAGATTGCTTTTGATACCAGTCTTCCATTTTAATACTGGCTTTTGACGTATTGCAGCGTCGACACGCAGGAACTAAATTATTGCGATTGCTAGATCCTGATTTAAAACGCGGAATAATATGGTCTAATGTTGTGGCACTCTCTGTGCAGTACGCGCAACAATGATTCCAGGCTTGATAAATAGATTCTCGATAACGTTTTTTGGCCAGCTTAGGAGTTAATTCAATCAGCAGTGCAAGCGGTTCGTTTGCGCTACTAAACATCTCTTCAATTGCTGTTATCTAATTTTAAAATCCCCAACTCAATGAGTCGGTGAACTTTTGCAACTATTTCTTGACGGCGCCTATTTGATCGGTACCCTTGGTCAGAACACGCCCTACTTTTTTCATGGCGGCTACCACTGGTTGGCTAACGGCTAACAAGACATGCGAACTCCTTGGTATTGACAAAACGTCTTTATTCAGGATGCGAGACAACGGCACCCTGCGCCTTGGGCCTCATTTCGCAGCCTTTAAGGACACGTTCTCCCGCGACTCTTATCGCTGGAACATCGTCAATGTACGGAAAGAGCTTCGGAAGAAAGGCATTTCTTTTTCCGATCCGCTTGTTGCCGCCGGTAGTAAGCCTTTCTGAGTCGGTAAGAAAACTGAAGATCAGTTAAATTCAAAGTAGTTTTCTTTGTACTAATTGCTTCAGTTAATTTTTCCCGCATACAACGAAAGCAGCTCTCAATATTAGAGGGCTGCTTTTCTTTTAACTGAAATAAATATATCCATTGAGGATGTAATGGATATATTTTTTGTTTTTGAGAAAAGATTTTAATACTTAAATCCAGGTTCCAAGTAAAGCTAGATAAGTCATCCAGGCTTATGCCATATGTTGCCAGCATTCCATACGCCCAGCAGGCTTTGGAAAAACCCCTGGACCGTTGGAGTGCAAAATAACAATCAACAATCTGCTGGTCGGTAGGGAGCGTTGTTGTGTTTTCCATTAAATTAAATGACCTGCTATACCAAAACCTTAGCCTTGGCGAGGAGCGCAAACCAAGTTTTTTAAAGTCTTTACAAGCTTTGATAAGCTTTATATAAATATACAGTATGTAATTATAAACAAAAGTTATGGCGTATACTCTTGGCCATTCTTGTCAATCATTGTGAAATTTGAAATTGTAATCCGATCTGTCGCAATGTTGAACAGTTTTTGAAGCATTGGAAATAATGCCGGAGATTGACAGTTATACGGAGGAACGTCCATCAAAGCAAGTGCTTTTTTTGTTTCTTCAAAATTTGAATATTCAGTTTTGTCTTTCATGCTTTCATCAACCAGTTGTTGTTCCCATTGCGCCATGCTTTCTATTTGTACTGGAAAATCAGATGGCTCAGGAGGAAATACGCGGTCTTTAAATTTAAGGGCGTAAATATGTTTGCAATAACGAAGCTCGTCCAAGAGAGGTGTCCAGTTATCAGAAATTTCTGTAATAACTTTTTGCTCAATAGAGTTTGCATCCGTTTGGATATTGGTTGCAAAGTAATCATCATATACAGGCATGCCGTCTGGGCTTGAACCTGGCAAGTTAATGTTTGTATTACTTCTTTTATAAATTGAGCCAAACTCTCTGTAAACCCCTGGATAATCACGCGTTGCTTGATTATCAAGCTTGGACTCTTGGGTAACTGTATAGTCCAATAGATAACCAGATGGAGCAAAAACCTCAACTGTCTTATTAACAACTGCACTGCTCATAATATTGTTATCGGGAAGACCTCCGGTTGTAGTTAATTCGTATCGCCCCGGTTTAATTGAGGCTACACTACTACGTGGAAATTGTTTTTTATTGCTCGATCCATTTGTTGCGGCAAATGCATAGTCTCTGTGCGTAAAATCTTGACATGTACAACAATAACGAGAACCAGTGACAAGAAAGCGTCCCGGTTCAAACGCTACCGGAGAAGGAGAAATCAAAGCGCCGTCTGGAGTTGCATAAATTGATCCGCTTTTTTTAAAAATTAAAACGCCTGTATTCTGATCAATATTAACTACCACAGCCTGAACGTAACCATATTTTTTTTGCGTTAAAGGATTAATAGTATCTTGAGTAATAATTTCACCACTGACAGTTAATACCCGGTCCTCAAAAATTTCCGTGTTTGCAGGCTTCAAACCGTTTGGTTCTCCTGAAACTGGAATATAAAAAGGAGACGGCAATGGATTTCCAGCTGACCAAGTTCCCGCTAATTTTACATACCAATAATTAGTGTCTTCTGTAATTGATTCAATATATAAACGATTAGCACTCACTGGATCAATATAGTAATCAGTTCGTATTGATCCCGCAAATCGTCGAACGGCCCAGTGCATTCCAAGTTCTTTGTTACGGGTTGGAAAGCCATGAAAAGAACCTGAAATAACAGGGTTGGGATTTACTCCGCTTGTGGTTTGACCTGAAATTGTGTATTTAAATTGATATTCATAATCGTTATCGTAACTTGTTGATGTAGCAATCTCGTACCCACGGCGCCACCTTGTCCAGGCGGCCTCCCTGTTAACGCTGTAAAGAGATCCCGGAACGCTTCCGCGTGAAAATTCAGTACCTATTGGTTTTACTTTAATTGGCTGGTAGGCTGTGTCTTTTTGAAAAGAACCAAAGACATCTCCGCCTCTTTTCGCCATATCAGAAGAAGCCGCCCTGCGCTATCACATGGGCCCCTGGGGTATAACCAGAAATATTAGGTCCATCTGGAAACACACCAACGTAAATACGGTCTCCCCGCTCAAGATAAATACCTTTATTGCGTAAGGGAGCCGTGTTACCTAGACCAGTAGTATTGCCAGCATTGGCCACAGGTGCCGCAAGAACCGGCAGCACGTCAGAACAGTCAACCTCTTGTGTATTAGCCGGAATTGTTTTTACAAACAAAATCCGATAATCGCCATTGCCAGGGATGGGAATTGTTGTGCCACGAGTATGGTAAAAAACAAAAGATACCGCTGGAAGTTGACCGTAGCTGACGTTAGTGAAACTAAAACCATTGGCTAAACCACCAGAATAATGAATTGCTGTATTAACTCCGGTAAGAGTAGTAACGCCTGTGTATGTGTAATAACCAACGCCACTTGCCGCGCCACTACCAGTAAGGATGCCAGTAGCCGTGACATTCACAATCTGACCGCTAACCAAAGAAATAACGGTGCCAGAAGTAGATGCGCTTACCGAGTAATCAGCATTACGATAAAAATCGTTTCGAACAATTTTAATTGAATCAACGACACCACCATTATTATTGTCTTCCGTCAACGCAGCATCCATGTCAACAAGAATGGATGGCGTTTGCCCGCCTTGTACAAAAATTGTGTTTGCACTAGCGCTGCCTACAACCTGCGTGGTCACTCTTACCGTGTCAAATAACGGCCTATCAACCAAAAGAGGTTGTTTATTAGTTGAAGTAGAAGCCACGCTCTATACCAGCTTTTTGTTTATTATAACCGATGATTTAATTCATCAATTAAAGGAATTGCTGCATGGACCCAAAGGGAAGCTGTGGTAAACGCATACGTGATTGCGCTAACGCTTCTGGGTTAGCCTGTAAAGCCATGAAGTCTTGAAAACGTTCCGAAGGAAGAAGTCTTAAATCTTCTTGGGGAAGCATGTTGAACTGTTGCAACTGACGACGATAAGAATTAACTTTTGCAGACAAGTTCACATTACGTTTACCATACCGGGCGAGATTAGCCTCACCAGGTAGGTATCCATCAAAAATGTCTGCAAAAGAATTCATGTCAAATAATTCCTAAAACACCAAACAAACCATTGGGAAACAGATTCTTAATGATTTCTTTTTTGTATTCACCCGCAAAATTTTCTGCTGGCGTTGGTTGGTCATTAACTAAGTTCAATCCTAATAAACCCGTAAGCAACTGAGGCACAGAGCTTTTAGGGCCTGGAGCCGCTGCAACAACTTGAGTCGGAACCGCTAATTTCTTTTGTTCTTCATAAACCTTGTAAAGATCACCCAGGCTTTTGACTGGCTGGCCGTAATAACTTTGTCCTGCAGCCGTAGGCAAAGAAGCCCATTCGGGAGCAAGTTTATCCATCACCGTGCCAAACTTGGCACCTTTTAAAAAGGGATTCAAGGCACCCCTTCGTTCAATCAACCGAAGCGCAGCGATATCTTGCTCTTCAGGACCAAAACGTTTTAAGCCCAGTTCGTTGGCCACACCTTGCCAAGTACCAGACAGAAATTGATACTTTCCTGCGGCGTCGCTACTGTATCTACCAGACTTAACAACTTCATTAGGATGTCGGCTCAAATCCGAAAACTTACCGCCTCCAAATTTGGTACGATAGCCAGATTCGCCCGGAGTTCCTTCCGCATAGCTAATCGTATTCAACAACGCCCTAACTTGAGGCTGTTGAAGTAATTTTCGATAACGAGCGGTTTTATCTGTCATGTTTATTATTTTACCGTTTTTATTCTCCTACCCAATTTGACTCGGCTTTAAGACAAGGGGCGAATACTGCTTGAAGAGCAAGGATTACGCTTAATTTGGCAACAAGACGACGAACAAAATTAGGGCAAAGAATCATGAAACTAAAGCAACAACACTGGCCTCCGTAGATCAAAAGATCAGTTATCCAGTAGGTTGGACTTACGCGATAAACACAGCCAATAAAATCAGTTTAACAAAGGGTTATTTTAACCTTTCTTCGAAGGCACGTTTAATTAAGGCTTGCTGAGTCTGGCTTGATTTATCTGGTGCAAAAAACTGAAGTGGATTCGTAAACACTTCCATTGTCCCTGGTAACGGCTTTGCACTTGCAAATTGTTCTGCCACACCAATTTGATTAGTAGGAGGAAGCTGAACACCAGTTAATGGCGTCTCTAAATTAAACGCAGCCATATTTGCCTGCATTTCAGGAATCTTATTTGCATATTCCATGTCGCCCGTAGCTTGTTTGAACTGGCCAAGAGGACTAATCGCCTGGAATGCAGTGTTAGCTTCGCTGTAACCAAGCTGGCCAGGCTTAAGTTTTTGAGCAAGCTGAGGATTGGTTGTTGCCCAAATCTGAAGACCAAGCCTTTCTTTTTCTTCTGGTGTTTTAGCAGCGTTATAAGCCTTTGTTAAATCGGCAACTTGATATTTTTTGAATAGCGGATCTTGTTCTGAAAGTTGAGTTGCGCGACGCTTTTCGTCTTGATATGCCCGCTCAAGCTGAGGAGAAACAGCGCCAAATGTAGATGGTTGACTTGCAGGAATGTAGCTCGCCATATTGCCACCGCCAATGCCACCACCTGCACTTGCTCCGCCTGCGGCACGAGCTGCTGCAGCCATTTGTAACTCATCCCCTCGATAGGTTGGCGGAAGATTTGCCAGGCCGCGTCTAGTGTCTGTATACGGATTGCGACTTGTCATTGTGCGCTGAGGCGCATCCCCTTCTAACTGCAAAAGAGATAATACAGTCCCTCCTGTTCCACCAAGAGCCCACTTTGCTGCGTTAGGTAATTTAGACAGTAAGCTACCAACTTGTCCGAAATTAAAGGGTGCCATCAGCGCCAATTCTCCATTAAGTAAATGCGTGAACCGATTGAGGTATCGGCTGGACCTGGCAGTGCCTGAATAAATTCAGCACCAGAACGCTCATAGCGGTAACGAGCTTGAAGAGGGTCTTTATAGTTTGGAACATATAAAATATGCGCCAAACGATTTGTTTCGTACAAATAAATTTCGTCCCAAACTTTCAACGCCTCTTTGGCGTTGCTGGAACGAATGGTACGATCCACGTCACCAATGATGCTTTCAATCCTTGTTGAGGGACTGCTGGCAACTTCTGTTTTCTTTTCAGCCGTATCACAACGACCGATCTGAATCGTAATTTTGTCATAAAAAAACGAATCAGGAACTGTATTCATTGCTTCTTCCAAACGGGCATAGTCACCCGCTGGCACTGAAACAGTGAAATAGCCCAGGTGATACCTGACCCTGCTTTTGTCGAAGTCAGATAATTGCACTAACCTAAGACATTATTTTTAATTATAAACTTAAAAGACTTAACCAAAAATAGCCTGTTGGTACTGCTCTTGCAGCTGAGAATTATCAAGATACTTACTTAAAAAATTAGACGAAGATTTACCTGTTTTTCCTTGTAATAAAGAAGCGACAAGCTGTCCTTTTAAATCACCCAATAAATCAGAACCGGTAGATTTTTGTTCTTTAGCGTTTAAATCATATTGTGTTCCATACATAAAAGCTTCCAGGATATCTTTTGTTCTTTCTTGTGATTCACCATAAGGAATGCCAAGCGCAGGGGCGGATGAAGACCCCATTAAATCACTGGCTTCTCCCAACGTTTTCATGTGTCCGTATCCTAGTTCATACTTCTGATCTGGTGTGGTCCAGGTAGCCAAATTTCCGTAACCACCTACATTTGAACGTGGAGTGAATTTAACGTCGCCTTCTACAAAAATTGGAGTCCCTTCTGCGCCTGCGTAATCACGGCCCTTGTGATCAGTACTTGCTCCCGGAATACCAGTGTTACGCGGTCCCCAAGGGGATGTCATTGTCAAACCTGCCGCTGGGTTTAACATCAAACCAGCGGTATTATTTGGAATATATTTAGGTACGCGATTTTGTCCAACACGAACGTTTAAAAATTTACTCCGATGAATACCTGGGTCTTCGTATTCGCCGGTAGCAAGATTTTTAACATACGCATGTAAATGTGAACCCCTGGATACACCAGTAGAACCAAGCTGTCCCAGGTATGTAATCTTTGCCATATTTATATTTTAAAACTAAAAAACCCCTGGTCTCCCAGGGGCTGTTAACAAGAGGAGGAGTTAAACGCGGACTAGATCGGCTGAAATTACGGCGTCCCAATCAACTCGTTTGATTTGCTTCAACTGCTCAAGGTTGTTAAATCGTTCACCCGATAAGGACATCTGAAGATCTTTAATCTCTCGAGCAGTTTTAAGACCAATACCTTTAATATGGTCTGCAATCATTTGCGGAGTTGCAGAATTGATATTCAACCGATTATCGGGTGGAAAAGCTCGGGGCTCTTCTCTAGAGGCTTTATCTTTTACTTGTAAAGCAACAACTTTTTTTGTTGCTGCTTCATCAGGCTCAAGCTCTTGTTTGTAAGCGGTATAAAGACGACCGTCTTGGTCTTCGACCATGAACCATTCGCCGTGATCCCACTCACTAACAATTTTTACACGAGCACCTGTTTTTTTGTGTTGATAAAGCATAAGGACCAGAAGTAACTCCTGGTCCTAGTTTACCTTAATCAGCTGACTGTGCGACCGGTCAGGTAGCCGTCAATATCTTCGTAGCCAGGGGCTTCATCAGCCTGGAGGTAACAAACCTCAACCACGAAATAGCCGGTGCGGTTAGCAGAGGCATCGCCACTGGAGATATACCAACCGCCAGAAGTGGCTGTACCAGTGGTGGTAGCGCGAGCAAACACCTTAAAGGTTTCAGCACTAGAGGTGGTGCGGTAAATACCAGAAGCAATAACGCCAGCGGCGCCAGTAGCGGTCAGGACGGGGACGGTGCTGTAAGCAGCGGTGCCACCAGCAAAATAGATTTCGTTTTCCTGAGTACCAGAAACTGTGCTGGCCAGGTTGGCCTGCGACACAGCTTCGCCCACGCCAGTGGAAGCAACAGGGCCGCTGCTGTCACGACAGAAGGAGATCACGTTGCCAGTGGCAGCGTACACGCCAGAAGCAACACGGCCATCGCCCCAGCCAGCAGCAACCGAGATGGTAGCGCGATAAACGTAAGCGGGCAGGGTCGAGTTACCAGAGATCACCATGCCGGTGATGTCGGTACGGGTGTCGTCGTTGCGATACGGCGAAGGAACAATAACATTACCAGTGGCAACGGCACCAGCACCGGAGGTTGCTGTCACGGGGACATAACCACGCTGCTGGAAATAGCGATAGCCAGGGATGGCCAGCACCGAAGTGGGGCCACCCTTGGTCGCGTTAGTTACGCCGTCATCGTTGGTATCAATGTTCTTGTACCAGCCGTTGAGGGGCTCAGCCCAGTTACCTGGGTAGATTTTCTTAGCGGACAAATAAGTCATTTATTTTTCCCTTGTTTATGTATTGGTTTGATTATCAGACAGTACCGTCGTCCTGAATAAAGCTATAAGCAGTGGTAACAAAATCCTTGTTCAGGATTTCAAAACCGGCGTACAGTTGCCAAATCAGAATGATGAAACGGCTGAAATCATCGTTATTATTAATCAGCACTTGAGCATTGGGGCCACCAATACCAACGCCGATAGCCTGAGGGCCGAAGAAGTAACCCTGAGCAACTTCCTTGGCGGAGTAGCTGGAACCGTTGTCAAAAGAAGCGGTAATGTTCTTAGTCGGGAAGTTGGTCGACTCGAAGAACTTCACGCCTTCAAACTGAACACCGGTCGGCATGACGGGCTCACCGGCAAGGAAATAACCTTGGCCAGCTTGGGGACCCATGTAGAACGATGCGTTGTTAGGCATCGCAGGGTTGCCCATATACATGCCCTGACCAGGATTGCCAGCGTAGCGGGCAATTTCACGGAAGTCAGGATCACGACGCAGGTGCATCATGAAGGTAGGATCGCAAATGCAGCGATACAGACCATCAGCATAGGTCGGCACGTTGCGCTTACGCAGGTCCTTCACAATGGTCAGCAGGTCGGTACGAACCTGGAACTGCTGAACTTCATTGCCATACTCAGTGCTGTCGTACTTAATACGCCCGGACGAGTCTTTGGTTTTGGCACCAGGGAAATAATAACCGCCTTGAGTGGTCGAGGCAGCACCATTAGCTTCGGCTTTGGCAAGTTCGTCAATGAAGACGCGGTCACGCCAACGGCGATAGTCGTCAAGCAGCGTCAGGCTACCGATCG